AGGTCAGGTCGGGCATGCACTTGCCTACAAGCCATGTACAGACCGCAAAATGCCCTTGTGAAATTTTCAAGACTTCCATCGGGGAGACGTTCTCCAATAGTCTTTGATTGCCTGTTTTCATTACAGGACCTCCCACTTCACAGCGCCAACAGTTCCCGACGTCTCACACCCGTCAATCATGAAAAAATTGATTTCATCGGTAAGAGAATCAGAAATGAAACCATTCTTTGGAAGTACCAAAAAATTCACATCACCATGAGCGTCATAATCGGGGACCAAATAGATAACCTCGCGAGAATCCCCAACCACTAATTGAACGCTCTTCATAGGTGGATAGGTGGCGGTAACAAGCTTGCCTGATTGACTGATAACGGTCTCTTTTTTGCAATCGTACTTTGGATAATGCAACGCGACAATTTCAGAGCCGTTACATTCTCCGAGGTCAAAAGTGATAAGGAGATTGTTTTCTTCATCTTCATCGACTGAAGCAAGCCACGTGCCGTCATTGCGGCTCAAGTCACCACAGAGGGGTTCATGTGTGATTGTGTCGTCTAGGCTCTTAAACGCGTTATCCCAAAAATCATGCTCGTGTGCGTCAACCCATTTGCTGTTTTTTTCTACGAACTCGAATCCGTCTGTAGTTTTGAAGTGCATTATCTTGTGCTCCATTTGTTGTTGGTTAAGGTTAGCTCATAATCAGAATAGCATAGTTGACGCGTGCGTCAAGTCGATACATCTTATATGCACTGAAAAAACACCGATGATTTAATGAATGTTCATTCATGAAACGACGCGTTAACTGAATCCGGGTTCATTGAATGCTTTCTTGCGCACATCGCCGCACATGTAGGGCCAAAGGCGACCCTACCCCACCCCGCGCACCGGTCCCCCCTTTTATGTTAAATACCCTCCTCGTCACTCTCCTAAATTTCAGTTCCGACGCACTGCGCTAAAAGCTTTTCCTTGAGTCAACCCCCAGTGTCTTCTAGTATTAACTCGCGGTGTTGGGATGTAGTTCCTGCAAACTACCCCCAATCGAGACTTGTTTACTCCATGGCTCGGCTCCCAGCATCGCGCCACCTTTTGGTGCCCTTTCGAGGGACAAGCACAGGAGTGCATAATGAGCAGAAAAATATACAACGCCGGGAAACTCCAAGTCCGGTACGACAAAGCCGCCTCTAAGGGTGCCGCCGGAAAACAAGACCGAGAAGAGCTTCTGGCGCAGGCCGACCAAGATATAGAGGCCGAAGGTGCCTTTGTAGAAATCAACCGCGACGCCCGTGACCTTATCGATGTCAATATTTTGCCGAGCCTGCATTCCATGATGGAGAATATGTATTCCATTATCGATGCTGAAACTCGAAGACTGATGCGACAAACTGTGTCGGGTGGCGGAATGGACAAAGCCGATTCTCAGCACTTCGGCCAACTAACTCGAAGCATCTGCCAACTGGCGAATCTTGAGCACGGGATTCGAGAGCAAAATCAGCTTGAGCAAATGTCCGATGATGACCTTAAGCGCCTAGCCGACATTGCCTATAAGAAACTAGAGGGAAAATCTAAATGACAACGCCACATGCGACCCTTGCCTACAATCCCATACGCGACAACGATAAACTGCCTGTCTTGGTTCGCCTTGCAAGCTCTTCTGATGCTTCTCTGGTTTATAGCACTTGGCTGCGCAGCTACGCCGACCAAAACAAAGACCAGCATCGGGGCATTCTGTATAAAAGCCATCGCAAAATCATAAGAAACCTTATGGAAAAGTCGGTTACCGTTATGGCGGTGATGGATGACGACCCAAATCAGATTTTTGCCTGGATGTGCGGCATAAGAGTCGAATCAGGCCCGCTTTTGGTCCACTATTGCTATGTAAAGGATGCTTTTCGGCGTCTTGGGCTGGCAAATCTGCTTCTGAAGTATTTTGAACACCGTCAAGGAGAGCCAATTATCTGTAGCCATAAAGGTTATGTGTATAAATCTCTGCGAGATAGGTATAATCTTTTCTATGTCCCACAGGTCAGAGAACCAATGGGCATCGATAAATTTAGGGATGGAAAATGGAAATTGTAGGATTTACGCTAAAACATGACTGCCGACCGGTGTTTGATAAGATTGCAATCAATCTAAAGGCACCGAATCACAAAGGGTTTATCCTAAAGTGGGGGCCGAATAAGAACGGCATTGTTGTAATTCATGAAAAACACGGGACGATGTATCTACCCATGTCGTCTATTTCCCACCTTGAGGTTATTGAAGAACCACGCAAGCGGCCCGGAAGAAAGCCGAAATCCGTAAAGGTTAAGAGCAATGGGGAAATCACCGCCCAAGCATGACGCCCGAGCGGTAGTCAGGGAATACATTAAGCGCTTCGGCGACCCTGAAGCCTTGGATGAGGATAAGGGTGTCGCCAAAGACCGGACTTATCGGTGGCAAGAGGATTTGTTCGAGCAGCAGCTCGCCTTCATGAACGACCCTGCTTGCTTTAAGACGGCGCTGTGTTCCCGCCGTGCTGGCAAAACTTACGCGGCTTGCTATTACCTAATCGAAACGGCGTCTCGAAACCCGGATAGTATCTCGGCTTATATTGCTTTGACGCGAAACAGCGCTAAGCGGCTTATGTGGATGGAGCTTAAAAGAGCCAACCGCAAGTACCACATTGGGATGCACTTTAATAACTCGGAGCTTATTGCTACGCTGCCCAATCAGAGCCAGATTGTTCTGACGGGTGCGAATGATGAAGCTGATATTGATAAGTTGCGGGGTTCTGCTTACCACCTGGTTATTCTTGACGAAGCCGCAAGTTTCGGACGACATCTTGAAACGCTGGTGGAAGAAGTTCTCGAGCCGGCGCTAATTGACCATAACGGTACAATGGCCATGATTGGAACGCCTAACGCAGCGTGTTCGGGTATGTTCTTTCGTGCTTCGACCGACCCAGCGCAGGGATACAGCAATCATCATTGGACGATTATGGAAAACCCCCATATCCCCCACGCAGACCAATGGCTTCAACGCCGCATGAAGCAAAAGCACTGGGATGAGAATCATCCGGTTTATCTGCGTGAGTGGCGGGGCAAGTGGATTCGCTCGAATGACTCTTTGATTTACAAGTACACCAAAGACAAGAATTTCTACAAAGAGATACCGCATCACGAGCATGACTTTAATTATATCCTGGGCGTGGATTTAGGGTACGAAGATGCCACTGCGTTCATCATTGGGGCCTACTGCCCAGAGCTGCCGGATTTTTACATCGTCGATAGTTACAAAGAGACGAAGATGATACCGGCGCAGATTGCAGAAAAAATTAAAGAGCTTGATTCGCAGTATGATTTCAATATCATGGTCGCCGACACGGGGGGTCTTGGTAAGTCTATTGTAGAAGAATTTCGATATCGTTACGAGCTACCAATACGCGCAGCAGAAAAGCGCAACAAGGCATCCTATATTGAACTTATGAACTCAGACCTTCATTGTGGTTTTATCAAGGTCTACGAAGGGTGCGAGATATTAAATGAGTGGGATTTACTCCAGTGGGACGAAGACAGGAAAAAAGAAGATTCGCGTTTTGAGAATCACTTGTCTGATGCGTGCTTATATGCGTGGCGCGAAAGCAAGCATTACACGTACAAGCAAGCGGCTATTGCTCCAAAGCAAGGAACTCCTGAGTATTATGCTGCTCTAGAAGATAAAATCTGGTCAGATAAAGCCAACGCAATAGACAAAGCCGATGGACAGGCATGGTGGGAAAACGAATGGACGCTGAACTAGAAGAAATAATCGAAGCTGCAAAAAAGCATGGGCTTAAGCGGTTAAGAGTTGGTGATATCGAAGTAGAGCTATGGGAGAAGCCAAGACCAGCAGGTGCTCAGTTACAAGTGTTTCCTGAAACCTCTGGCGCTAAAAGCTTATCCGAAGAAGAGCAATACGACGAAGATTTATTTTATTCGGCAGGTGTGTAATCTGCGGGGAGTTTCAAAATGAAAAAGTTAGGTTATTGGTGGAGTGAGAAAAGCGAACCCCACGATCTTGTATTTGAAGTAGTTGAGCATTTGACGGATAACCAAGGTTATCACTCGACGAACAACATTAACCACGCACGTCTTTATGGAAATATCAGTTATCGCGATTTAGGAAGCGGCAACCTGGTCCATCGAGCAAAGACAAGCGCCAAGAACCGCGTAACTTTAAATATCATTCAATCGATGTGCGATACCGTTACAGCGAGAGTTGCTAAAGCCAAACCAATGGCGACTTATCTGACAACTGGCGGCGACTGGGAAATGCAGCGCAAGGCAAAGCGCCTAACTAAATTTACCGCAGGTCAGTTCTACGGCTCTGACATTTACAAAATCGCCCCTAAAGTGTTTCTTGATGCCTGTGTTTTTGGCACTGGGGTTATGAAAATCTTTGAGTATGACGGAGAGATTAAATGCGAGCGAGTATTTCCCGATGAAATTGTGGTTGATGACCTTGAAGCTCGATACGGCAACCCTCGCCAGATGTTTCAGCGTAAAGTTGTTGATAAGCAGGTTTTGGCGTCGTTATTCCCGGAATTTGAAAGCCAAATTCGCGATGCGTCTCCGATTGAGGATGATGATTCGCTCTACCGCGCAAGTGAACAAGTTGAATGCATCGAGGCGTGGCACTTACCAAGCTCTAAGGGCGCAAAAGATGGCCGACATGTTATTACGATAGAAAACGCAACCTTGCTTGATGATTCCTGGGAGCGCGATGGTTTTCCGTTTGCATTTATCCATTGGACGAGCCGATTACTCGGTTTCTGGGGCCAAGGACTCGCAGAACAGCTTACCGGTATCCAAGTAGAGATAAATCGCTTATTGCGGAACATCCAACAGCAAATGCACCTTGCAACACCGAAGGTTTTCGTCGAAAGTGGCTCTAAAATCTCAAAAGCCCACATAAACAACGAAATTTGGGGTGTTATTGAGTATGCAGGCACCCCTCCGCA